TTATAAATGATCTCAATGTTTATGGAAATATACATACACCAGGCAATATTACTTTTGAAGGTACAATTACACTAGGTGATCAAGATACTGATGACGTTACATTCAATTCTGATATAAACTCTGACATTATACCAGATCAGTCTAATCAATTTAATTTAGGTTCAGAAGAAAAGCAATGGCATTACTTATATACTAATCTAGTAAACGGACAGTTTGCTAGAACAGACGAATTAAACGTAGGTCTTGTTAATATCAAACTACGTTACGGCGGAACATTATATGTTGCTGTTGAAGGCAATGATGCAAATTCAGGTGATCATATGTTGTCACCGTTTGCTACTATTGCAAGAGCTTTACAAGCAGCAGAAGCAAGTGGAACACAGCCAGTAACAATTAAAGTTTCTCCTGGAGAATATCAAGAAGCATTACCATTAGTAGTTCCAAATAATGTTACTATTATTGGATCAGATATTCGTAATACAGTTATTATGCCTGACACTAGTAGTCAAAGTGAAGACGTATTTCATTTAAACGACAATACAACTATTAGTGATATAACCATTAAAAACTTTTATTACGATAATGTAAACAATACTGGATATGCTTTTAGATTAGCACCAGGCGCAGTGCTAACTGAGCGCAGTCCTTATATACAAAATATAACTGTTTTAACAAACGAAACAACACCAAATGTAACAAACGATGCAGGACGCGGCGCCTGGATTGATGGATCAGAAGTAAATGCACTAAGCACTAACAAAACAATGTTGTTTCATAGTTGTACATTTATTTCTCCAAATGCAGATGTTATAAACATGACAAATGATGTTAGAGTAGAGTGGCTAAACTCTTTTACATATTATGCTAACAGAGGTTTATATGCATTTAACGGAGTTGACGGCGGCGCAGAATTACGTTCAATTGGTTCGGCAAACATTTACGGTAATTACGGCACAGTAGCAGATGGTGCAGATACACTAATGTATCTAATACAACATAACTTTGCATACATAGGCGCAGGCACAGATAATACAAACGATTTAGATTTAGTTATACAAGCAAACGAAGTAGTTGAACTAAACAGCGGACAAATACATTATGTGTCTACAGACCAAGTTGGTAACTTTAGAGTTGGAGATAATTTCTTTGTTGATTTAGAAACAGGAAATACAAGTCTTAATATTGATACTGCTAGTATTGACACAATAACTGGTATGGTTATTAATTCTGTTGGCGGAACTACAGTATTAGATGGTAGTTATATTAGTACAGGTGATATATTAATTACTAACAACACTATCAGTACTAATGTTGGAGATTTAAATTTACAAGGTGCAACAGGAACAATTAATATTAACAATAATACAAATGTTAGTGGTAACTTAGATATTATTGATAACTTTAGTTTTGGCGGCACACTTAATATTGCAGGAGATCAGCCTGGTAGAGATACCGCAGCAGACAGATTAGTTTTTAATGTTCAATTTGAACAAGATTTTAATCCTCATCAACATTTAACACATAGTTTAGGAGAAGTACAACGCCCTTGGTTAAATTCTTGGCTTTCTAAATTAGAAGTAGGTGATATAACCTTTGACGGAAATGTACTAACAACAGATGTTTCAAGTGCAAACTTAGAATTACGTGCTAGTGGCACAGGATTAATTTATGTTCCTAGTAATAATGTTAACATTACAAATAATCTAACAGTAAGCGGAGTCACTGATTTACAAGCAGCAAGTTTTGCAGGTGCATTTAGTAATGTAGGAACTTTTGATCAAACAGGAAATAGAACTGCAACTAATTTTAACATTACTGGTAATGTTGACGTTACTAGATCAGCACAATTTGAAGAAATACTAATTGACGATAATTTTATTACTACAACTACTTCAAACGCAGATTTAGAATTACGTGCAGCTGGTACAGGCAAAGTCCTTATTCCAAATAATAATGTAAACATTGTAAACAATTTATCTACTGATAACATAACAGTTAGCAATATTAATAATACGTTACAAACTGCATTCAATCAAGCAAATATTAATGATCTTACAATTACACAAAATTACATTACTACAACAATATCAAACGCAGATTTAGAATTACGTGCAAGCGGAACAGGAACAGTACATGCTGAATCTTCTGTAGATATTACAAACAATTTAACAGTTGCAGGAACTACTAGATTTGAAGATGATACAACTAATTACGAATACGGTCCAGAATTAGTAGTTAACGGAACTTTTGATAATAATGTAAACGGGTGGTCGCAAACAGGTGGCGGTAGCGCAAATGATGTAAACGGTAATTTACAAATAAATGCTACAGGTGCTGCACGTAACGTATCACAAGAAATTACAGTCGAAGCAGGAAAAACTTACGACTTCGAAGCACAATTTAGAAGTGTATCTAATGGCAATCCTTTCTATTTAAGAATATTTGAATCTGGTGTAGGTACGCTATTTGAATGGAATGAAACTAGCGGACTTGTTCCTGATCAATTATTAACAGCATCATTTGTTCCACAAACTACAGCAATTGACATTATTTTCCGTGCTGTTAATACTGTTGTTGAATGGGATAATGTATCAATGTTTGAAGACATTGGTAACGTTACAACATTTACTCCGGTTGAAGTAGATATTACAACTACAATCTCTCATACAGGAAATACTGTACAAACTGGCGATGTTGATCAAACTGGCGATGTAGATATTGATGGAAATTTAACAGTAAGCAATGAATTTACTACTTCACATTTTAATATTAATAATAATGTAATACAGAATTATAGAGAAGATTTAAGATTAAATCCTGCATATATTTCTGATACAGAATCTATTCCAGGTATTATTGATTTAATAGTTAACGGTACACTAGGCCCAATTGGCAATTATGCTCAAACTGAACAAAACCTTATTAATTTCCTACAAAACAACAACTATGTTGATGTTAACCAATCAGGGACATTAACATCAAGCGATCGCCTTGCTTGGTTACAATATATTGCTAACGGTTCATCTAACGACGATACAGTTGATATGTTTTTGCATAATGCAGTTGAACAATTACTAGAAGATGAATTTGCTAATCCAGGAAAATATAATAGTAATATTTTCTTAGGCGATTATTATAGAGCAGATCTTACTTTAGTTGCGAGCGGTACTGGGCGTGTTATTATACCAAATAATGATGTAAGAGTTGCACAAGACCTTTTTACAGCATCTATTAATACAACAGATATTACTGTAACTAGAGATTTAGAACTAAATGAAATTGTTATTACTGACAGTATTATTGAAATAGATGATAACTTTATTAGTACAACAATATCAAATGCTAATTTAGAATTAAGAGCAGAAGGTAATGTTATTGTTCCTTTAAATGATGTTACAATAACTAACAATTTAACAGTTGACGGAACTTCAAATTTAAAAAATACATCAATAACAGGCGATATTACACATACTGGCACTAGAAATCAAATAGGCGATCTAGCAGTAACAGGTACTGTTACTGTAAGTACATCTAACATTAAAAGTGAAATACAATTTGATGATATAATTTTTAACGACAATTATATTGAGACTACTAACAGCAACGCAGATTTAGAATTACGTGCAAACGGTGTTGGTATTTTAACTATACCAAGTAATGATGTAAGATTTAAAAATAATGTTACTTTAGGAACGTTAAATGCTTCTACTATTAATATTGACAATGCGTTAGAAGCTGATTCGTTTGAATTAAGTTCGGATATTAAAATATTTGATAATGTAATAACAACAACTAATACTAACAGTAATTTAGAGTTAAGAACTGTAGATTCAAGCGTTAGATTTGAAGGTATATATTTTAAAGATAACGAAATTAGAACTAGTGTTGCTGACATTGATATCAATGCAACAAACAATGTTAATATTAATTCAAACACTGCTTTAAAGATTCCAGTAGGTACTTTTGCTCAAAGACAAGAGTCAACTAATAATATAAGATTTAATACTACTGATAATTTATTTGAAGCATTTAATAACGGCAACACGATAACTTTTAATGGAATATATTCAGATAATAGACGTACAAGTGTAACAGCTCATCCTACTAACGACAATATTAACTTTACAGTAAATGATATACTAGTTGGTACAGTTGATTCTAATAGTCTAAATATCCACGGCCTTGATGTTGATGATATTTTAATTCAAAATAATTCTATTAAAACAACCTTGTCAAATAGTGATTTAGAATTACGTGCTAACGGAACTGGAATTTTAAGAATTGATGATATAGACATTTCTAATAATGTTATACACCACACTAATAATGGTGCTTTAGCGATTGCTAATAGAGGCTACGGAAAAATAAAATTTGCTGATACAAATGCAGTTCGCTTGCCTGCAGGTTCAGATGCAGAGCGTCCTCCATTTGTGCCAGAAGTTGGCATGATGCGTTGGAACACTGATGATACTATACTTGAAACCTGGGATGGTAATACGTTTGTTACAGCAGCAGGTAGTGCTGCAACAATTTCAGCAGATGAGATGGATGATCTCATATTAGAATATACTCTAATCTTTGGGTAAGTAACCCCTTTTTTAAATAATCGATAAATACTATTAATGCCACAAAGGAAGACCAATCCGTGGCAGGACGAACTGTGGTTATCCGGCAAAGAGCGCAAGCTGAAAATTTGGGTAGAGGGACAGGATCCCCGTATTGAGGAGAAAAGATGGCTGTTGGTCGCATATCAGGTCCACTCTTGAAGTCCAATCTCGTGAGAAACGGGGTTGATTTAGCCTTCGAGACAGACTTATTATATCTAAACGTTGCTAATAATAATCAACGTGTCGGCATCAACAATGCAACACCTCAATATGAGTTAGACGTCAACGGAACTACACAAACTACAGATTTAATTGTTACTAATAATGCTGATATTGCTGATATTAACATTAATGGCAATACTATTAGTACAACACAACCATACCTAAACTTAGCAACATTTGATACTGTTGTATCTTTAAATAAATTAAGAATAGATAGCATTGATATTGAAGGTAATGCTATTACAACAAACGATTCAAATGCAAATTTAGAACTGCGCCCTAATGGAACAGGCTCAGTTAATGTTCACAGCGATCTAAATGTTGATGGAAACATTTACGCTAGTGGAAACATCACAGCAGACGGCGACATCAACATTGGTGACGCAAACACTGACAACGTTATCTTTAATGCCGAAGTTGCATCAGATATTATTCCTGATGTAACAGATACTTATAAACTAGGTAGTGATCCAACTGCTGGCGGCAAAGAATGGCACGATGTATGGGCTAGAAACTTTATTGCTTCTAGTATTACCACAGCTGATTTAGATTTAGATGGCGTCGATTTAACACTGCGCCACGGCAATACTTGGTACGTTGCTGTTAATGGTGACGATACAAATTCAGGTGATCATATACTTGATCCAGTTGGTAGTATAAAATATGCTCTTGATAATTTAGTACAAAGTGGAGACACAGTTCTTATTAGTTCAGGAATATATACAGAAGAATTTCCACTAACTATTCCACAAGGTGTTACACTAAAAGGCGAAGGCATTCGTAGTGTAGCTATTCAGCCAACAACAGAAACACGTTACAATGACGCTATTTTACTTAACGGCGAAACAACTGTAGAAGATTTAACACTCACTGGTTTTTACAGTGGAGGAAATTATTTTGAAGTCACAGGATCCGCAGCAGGAAGTACAACCGTTAATGTTGGCACTGCTCCTTTTGCTCATACTTATGTTAGCGGCGGAACTATCAATATTGGTGGCGCTGATTATGCTGTAACTGGTGCAACATATACACATACTACAGGCGTATTAGTTGTTACACACGCAGGACCAGCAGCAACACTCGGTAATGATGTTTTCCTAAGCAACTTAACATTTAGTTGCAACAATGACACTAGAACGTTCCCAGACAACGGATACGGCTTCCGTTATGCAACAGATTACGAAGCAACTAGTCGTTCACCTTACATTAGAAACATTACTGTAATTACAAACGGTAGCACAACAAGCGTATCAGATCCTAGAGGATTTAACGCAGGCGATGCTGGTAAAGGTGCATATATTGACGGAGCATACGGCACAGCAAGTTCTGTAAATACAGCACTACTATTCCATTCAGCAACATTTATTACACCTGGCGTTGACGCAATTACAATGACCAACGGTGCTAGAGTTGAGTGGCTAAACAGCTTCACATATTTTGCTAATCGCTCTATGTATGCATACGACAGCAAAGATGGACGTAGACTAGCGGGTAGAACTAAACTTACACTAAGCGGCGTTACAGGCACATTTACACAAGGCAATACACTTACAGTTACTTCAACTGACGCATCAACTGTGCTAACAGGTACAATTGATGAAGTAGACGGCAATGATTTATACATTAGCAATTACTTAGAATTAGATGGGTTTGATTTAACACCACAAAGCATTACAGACGGCACAGCAACAGCAACAACAATTGATAGTTTCGACTTACGTGAATTTGGTGCAGAAGTACGTTTAATTGCTTCTGCATCAGTTTACGGTAATTTTGGATTAGTTGGGCAAGGCCCAGGTGTTATTATGTATGCTATAGGACAAAATCTTGCATACATTGGCAACGGAAAAGAAGTTACAAACGACCCAAACACAGTAATACAAGCAAACGAAATTGTTGAAAGTCAAGGTGCTAAAATCCGCTACAACTCAGTAGACCACAAAGGTGACTTCCGTGTTGGCGATTTATTTTATGTAAATCAAGAAACTTGTAACGTAACATTTGCAGTAAGCGATTTTGAAATTAACACAGAAAACGGTGTAACATTTACAACAGGTGGCAATACTACTTTTGTAGATGGTACTAAGATTGAAACTGGTGACTGGCGCATTAGTGGCAACACTATCCAAACACTTACACAAGATGCTAACTTTGAAGCAGGCAGCGGCGAAGTTAATCTAAATGGTAATGTAAATGTAACAGGAAGTCTTGATGTAACTGGTAATGTTACTATTGGTGGCAACATTACAATTGGTGACGAAGCAACAGACACTATTCAAATTGTTGCAGGCATTGACAGTGACATTATTCCAAAAACTGCAAGCACTTATACACTAGGTACTGCAACTAAAACTTGGAAAAATTTATTTGTAAATGAAATTAATGTAGACGATATTCAAATACGTGAAAACTATATAGAAACTAGATTGTCTAACAGCGATTTAGAATTACGTGCCAACGGAACTGGAGAAATACTTGTTCCCAACAACAATGTACAAATTGACAACGATTTAACTGTAAGCGGAACAACTAATCTTGCAGATGCAAATATTACAGGTACACTTACACTAGTAGGAGATTTAACTCAGACTGGTAATACAACAGTTGACGGTAATGTTACAGTAACACAAGATTTAGATGTTACTGGTTCAGCACAGTTTGAAGAAATTCTAATTGACGACAACTACATTACAACTACTAGCTCAAATGCAGATTTAGAACTACGTGCTAGTGGAACTGGAAAAATATTAATACCAAACAATGATGTACAAATTGTTAATGACTTAACTGTTGATAATGATATTAACGCTAACAATGTAACAGTATCAAATTTAATTACTTCAGATAGTTTTACTACAGGTAACATTTTAATTAATGACAACTATATTGAAACTACACAATCAAATAGTGATTTAGATTTACGTGCAAATGGAACTGGTAAAGTTGTTATTCCAAACAACGATGTTGATCTTGTGCAAGATTTAGATGTAGCAGGTTCTACTAGTTTACAAGATGTTACTGTTCAAGGTAATATTACTCATATAGGTGATACTACACAAACTGGTAATACTACACAAACTGGTGATTATAGTATTACCGGAAACCTTACACTATCTAGTACAGCACAATTAGAAAATATTAAAATTGAAGATAATTTTATTACTACAACATTAAGTAATTCGGATTTAGATTTACGTGCAACAGGTTACGGTGAAATTTCTGTACCGCAAAACGATGTTGTAATTACTAATGACCTTTATGTATCCGGGACAATTACAGTTGGCGATATTAATAGTGCAGGAACAATTACTGCAAATAGATTTAGTACTGGTGATATTTTAATAGATGATAATGTTATTAAAACTACACTTTCAAATAGTAATTTAGAATTACGTGCTAACGGAACCGGTGAAGTTATTGTTCCTAGCAATGATGTTGTTTTATCACAAAATTTAACAGTAGACGGAAATACTACATTAAAAGATACTAATATAGATGGAACTATAACACATATAGGAAATGTAAATCAAATTGGTGATATTAACTTAACTGGTAATTTAGATGTTACAGGCGAAGTTATTATTAGTGCTAGTGTTATACAATTTGAAGAAATTTCACTTAGCGGAAATTCTTTAACTACTACAGAATCAAATGCAAATTTAGAATTACGTGCTAACGGCACTGGTTTAATTTTTGTTCCTAGCAACGATGTAGAAATTACAAATAATTTAACCGTTAATGGTTTAATTACAGTTTCTAATATTACAAGTACAAGTGATATTACTGCAACTAGTTTTAGTACAGGAGATATATTTATTGATGATAATAATATATCTACTACTGTATCAAACAGTAATTTAGAATTAAGAGCAGCTGGTACAGGGTCTATTGTAATAGATACATTTAGTATTGATAATAATACAATAACTACAACAGGAGAATTTAATATTACTCCAGGAAATGATGTAGTAAATATCAATGCAACTGGAGGATTAAAACTTCCATCAGGTACAACAGCAGAGCGTCCTGCAGATGTAGAAGGTTATATTAGATTTAATACAGAGTTAGACCGTTATGAAGGATACAACGGTACTAATTGGGTTAACCTAAAAGGCGTAGAAGATTTAGACGGCGATACACGTATTACTGCTGAATCTACAGAAGGATCAAATGATAACAAGATTAGAATGTATGTTAACAATAATGTTGTTGTTGACATTGATAATAATCGTCTATCAGCATTAGAAATTGAAGTAGATGACATTACCATAGACGGAAATGTTATTACTACAAATAATGGAAATAAAAACTTAGAACTTACAGCAAACGGAACTGGTTCAGTACGCTTTGATAATTTTGCATTTAAAGACAATATAATCACTAACAGAGTTTCAGATAGTATTACAACATTTACAAGCACTGGGGACGGTTATATTAAATTTGATGGCACATACGGCGTAGTAATTCCAGTAGGTTCAAGCGGTGAACGTCCTCCGTTAAGTTTTAGTGAACTAGGACAAATGAGATTTAATACTGACGATAGTCGTGTTGAAATTTGGGATGGACAAAACTGGGTATCAGTTGCAGGTAGTGCTTCTGGTATAACAAGAAATGACGCAGAAGAGATTGCACTGTCAACAGTGTTAGTATTAGGATAACGATATGGCAACAACATTTAGAAATAAAGTAGTAACACAAATAGGAACAGAAACAACTGAAGTTCTTGCAACGAACGATAATAACAGAATTACTGTTGTTGGGTTCAGTTTAGCAAACTTAACAGACGGTGTTGTGTTGATAGATGTTACTTTAAGAGATGCAGATAGTGCTACAGGATATTATGCAAAAGAAATGATTTTACCACCTAACACATCGTTACGTGTATTAAATGGCGGCGAAAAATTAATTTTAACACCAAACAATAATTTGTATGTAAGATCAAATGTTGATGAAAGCATTGACTGCGTTCTAAGTACAGTAGAGATTGTATAAGGAGATATAAAATGGCATCAACACATTACGTAGGTCAAACACCAGGTATATCAGAATTATTAGGCGAAGGTCAGCCTAGATATTTTTATGCATTGCGTAGAACAGAAAATGGTACATTGTTTTTTGCAAAGATTGATCAGCTTAAAGATACTGATACAATTACAGTAAACAATCCAGGTTCATCTGCAGATGACTTTACAGAATTTGAATATGGAGTTGACTTTTTTGATGGACGATTAGAAAGCGATCATAGTCGTCCTTACAATAATTTACAATGGGATCAATATCGTTGGGATAATAAAAATGCGTATTATTATGTAAATGAAGAAGGCGAATTAGTAGTGAGAATTAACCAAGCCTATGTTTATGACCCTACTCAAGTGGTCACATAAATAAGACGTAGAAAGCAAATAGGAACCGCACAATGGCTGAATTTAAAATAAGTAGATTACGTTTTTCCTGGGTAGGAGAATGGGAAAATGAGAAAGTCTTTAATAAAGACGAAATTGTTCAATATGAAGGTAAAGCATATGTATGCTTAGTACCACACACATCAAACGGATTTTATAGTGATCTAAGTGATACTATTCCTAAATGGGAACTAATGATGACAGGGCAAACTTGGAAAGGTCCCTGGGAGCAATTTGCGTTTTATAGTTTAGATAACATTGTAATTTTTGGTGGTATTGTTTATAAATGTAACACACAACACGTAGCAGGTGCGGTCCTTGATACGGATATTGATAAGTGGGACGTTTATGCAGAATCTAAAACTTGGCAAAGCGAATGGACATCAGCTACTACTTATGGTGTTGGCGATATTATTCAATACGGCGGTTCAGCATACGAATGTATAATTTCTCACATATCTGCAGATACTGACTTAGAAGGTCTTGAAGCAGATTATTTTGGTATTGATAGTACTTTAGTTAAATGGAAACTAGTTAAAGAAGGTGTACAGTGGCGAGGCGAATATGCTACTTCAAGTGAAGATAGTTCTATACTACGCTATAAATTAGGAGACTTAGTTAAGTATGGTCCTAGTGTTTACAAATGTATAGAAGGACATGCTCCAGCAATTGATCTAGTAGATTATTCATCAAATGTTCCTTTATATCAAACCTTTGATGAAAATAAATGGGAACTATGGGTTCCAGGTTTAGACTTTGGACAAGTATGGTCAGATATAGAAGTATACCAACCAGGAGATGTTGTTCTTTATGGTGGCTATTTGTATCAATCTTTAGTTATTAATAATATTAATAATAAGCCTTCTTTTAATTCAGGCGACTCTTCAGACGCTTGGGAATTAGTTAGTCAAGCATGGGACGTAACAGGCGAATGGAACAGTGCAACTGAATATAGAGTTGGTAATGTAGTTACTTACGGTGGTGACCTATATGTTGCTATTAACGATAGTAATAATATAGTACCAGGTAATTTTGAAATTAATGCAGTTTACGAAGAAGCTGGTTCATCAGGAACTACACTAAAATTAGAAACACAAGACTCAACAAATCCAGCAGCAATTACTGTTGGTATGACAGTAATTGGCGAAGGGTTTGCACGTGGTCAAACAGTTCAATCTATTACTACAGACGGAGATATTTCTACTGTTATATTAAGTGATGCACCTGATGGCACTATTACTGACAGTGCTGTCTTAACATTTGTTGGTACTAATTATGGTTACTGGGAATTAATGATTCCAGGATTTAATTGGGAAGGTAAATGGACAGACGGAAGTCTTTATAATCAAGATGATATTGTTTATTATGGTAATGCAACTTATCAATGTATTAGAGAGCATACATCTGCACTAGTAAATCGTCCAGATACTGATTTCCAACATAATTATTGGGTTTTGTATTTACAACACGATAAAACAAATGCATTAACACAAAAAGGTGATATCATAGTACAAGCTAATGGAGAAAAATCTGCATTACCAATTGGCAATCAGTCTAATGTTTTAAAAGTAGTTGGAGATTTACCTGCTTGGCAAGAAACAGATTTTACACCAAATGTATACTATGTTGCTACTAACGGAATTGATTTACCAGATAGAGGAACAACCCCAGATACTGCGTGGAAAACAATTAAATATGCTTGCGATCTTGTAGCACAAGGTACACGCAAACCAAACGAAAAAGCACTACTCGAAGCAAATAAAGAATGGGTTGTTGAAGAAACATATTATTGGTTTTTATATCAACAAAATCAAGGAAATCCACCATTTGGTGATTCTGTAGATTTTGATGAATTTTCTACAAAAAGAGATATACGTTTTACATTTGATGGAGTAGTAACTGATCTTGCTCGAGGACAAAATGCAGAAACAGTGCGCAATGCACTTGCATATTTTGACTTAGAAAGCACAAACCAATTTACTAACCAAACTGTTGCAGATCAAGCATTATATTATTCAGCAGTTCTTGGACAATTATTTAATAATATGGAATACGCATTAACAAATGTTGCTCCAACAGTAAATTATCAACAGTTAGAAGCAGATAGACTAGGCGGCGATTATGTTCCAGGTTCTATTCCTTTTGCAACACAGTATTTTAATAATGCGCTAACTATTGAAAATGATACTATTACAATACTTAATAGTTTAGAAAGAATTATTAGAGAGCCTCTTGAATCAGGTACTCCAGTAAATATTCCACCTGGTAATCAAGGCGCATATACAACGATTAACCTTAAGTCAGGAACATACGAAGAAATATTACCAATTGTACTTCCTGAAAGATGTGCATTAAACGGAGACGAATTACGCGGTGCAGCAGTTAAACCTGCAAATATAATTAATACACTTTGTACTAGAACATTTGGATTTATTAATCAATTTGTTGTTGGCTCAACTGTTAATATGGAGCATAATTCTAGAGTACAATTTGTTTCTTTAAATCCGGTAGATGAAATTAGTACAGTTATTGGTGATGTTGTTCCTGGAAAAACGTATTATGTAATTGGCAGTAGTATTACTGATACTACTTTTAGTGTTGCAGAGACACCAGACGGACCACCAGTTGAATTAACAACTAATATTGGCTATATGTATGTTTATGGCGGAAATGCATTAAACGATATGTTCTATGTACAAAATGCTACAGGCATTCGTAATATGACATTAACAGGATTGTTAGGAACATTAACAGAGCTAAATGAGTATGAAACAAGACGTCCAACAGGCGGATCCTATGTAAGTTTAGATCCTGGAACAGATCCAGATGACACCACTGCTTGGATTACACGCAGATCTCCATACATTCAAAACGTAACAAACTTTGGTAAAGGATGTACTGGACTTAAAATTGACAGCACATTACATAACGGTGGCAATCATTCAATTGTTTGTAACGACTTTACACAAATTATATCAGACGGTATAGGAGTTTGGTGTACAGGCGGCGATGCATTGGTTGAATGTGTTTCTGTATTCTCATATTATAACTATGCAGGGTACTTTGCAGAAGACGGCGGCAGAATTCGTGCTACTAATGGTAACTCATCTTATGGTCAATATGGTTGTATTGCAGAAGGGTTTGATGTCAATGAAATTCCAGCAACAGGTAAAGTTAATAACAGAGAAAATCAAGCACAAGCTAGTGCAGTCGGTGCATTAGGTGCAAATGCTGAAATTTTAAAAATACAATTCAGTCATGCTGGTGAAGAATATTATACATCAGCAACAAACTTAATGCGTCAAAGTAATAATTTCTTAGATACTACTTGGGTAACTGATGGTAATCTTAATATTACTAAATCAGCAACTACACCGTTTGAAAACGAAACTGCTTGGAAAATAGAAGGCATTACAAGTTTAACGGATAGTAGTTATATAGAGCAAGTTAGAAATATTGCACCACAAGGTAAAACATACACAAATATTGCAGGAACGAATATTGACGGTTCAGGTATTGATGCAACATTTGATGTTACTGTGTTTAGCGACAGATATGTAGTTGCAGTTAATAATGGAGGAAGTGGTTACGATGTTGGAAACCAAATAAACATTTCAGGCCAAGAATTTGGTGCTCCTCCTGGAACAAATGACATTGTTGTTACTGTTACTAGCTTGTCTATTACATCTATTTTAACTGTATCGCATGAAGGCACAGTACCAGAAGGTAGTGCATTACCTTACACTGCAAGTATATATGCTAAAAAACAAACAGCACCTTATTTTGATATACATGCAGTCTTTAATGGTTATGATACTAAAACATCTATTGCAAGATTTAATTTTGATACTGAAGAATTGAGTATGTTAGAAGCACCAGACGGAGGAATTATTGCTACTTCGTATAGCGCAGACTTTGTTGAAGATGGATGGTGGAGAATATCGTTTACGTTTTGGGATGAAACTGCACAAAATACAAATTTAAAATTTAGATTATATCCTCGTGGTGTTGACGGTATTTCGGGATCTACAAACTTTTATGGAAGTCAAGTACAAATAGGCGACTTAACATTCTTCTTAGAAACAGATGATAATACACCAACAGGTTATGCAAATGTAAATGTAAGCGGTGCAGGTAGAGATGCATCTATCATAGCTGACGAATTAAGAAGTGGAGGCGTTTTCCAAACTCGTATACTAGAAGATGATACACTTGCTAAAGGAGGACTTGGTTATAAATTCCAATCTAATAATGCACAAACTGGTAATGATGAGTATCTAACACTTGCTGGATCAGAAGTTGCAACACCGGCAGAATATGAAAGTATGAGATTGATCGTTTCTAGTGGTTTAGGTGCTGGACAATATGGAATAATATCACGCTACGACGACACACTGAAAAGAGCGTATGTTCTAAAAGAATCGTTTGATAGTTTAGAAGTTATTAGTTCAAATTCAGTTACTGATAGATTTGAATTGAGTTCAGACTCAGATTTCCACACAGTGTATCCAGGACAACCAATTCAATTTACACCAACATATTTTGATGTTAACATAAATTCAACTGCTCAAGATCAACTACAAGTATTGGGTACATTAGGTGATTTAAACAACTATATGTATGTTACAAGCACTGCTAAGTTAAGAGTTAATCAAAAAATTAACTTTACAGGCGAAACTTTTGGTGGTGTAATTACAGGATTTGACTATTATATTCTTAGTATAATTGACGACCAAACAATTCAAATTTCAACTACATTAGGCGGTGGTGTTTGGCCATTAAATAACGTAAACATTGAAGATCCACAAGGCGCTCCGATTGTACTTACTACTGACGTAGCACCTTTTACAATAAACTATCCTTCAAATACTAGTTATTTAAAAGCAGATTCTACAGCAGATATGGAAATAGCTTATCCAATACAGTTTACTGGAACAAGTTTAGGCGACATTACATTAGGTGATATTTATTATATTCACGAAATTTATAATGATACACAATTTAGTATTTCTAATAACAAGATAGAGTTTGACGCTACTGCAACTGATGCAGGTGATAATAGTATTACTACAGCAGATACTTCTGTTTTAATTCCTTTAAACCCAGTTGTGTTTAAATCAGGTGCATTAGGCGGCCTAGCAGAAAAAACACAATACTGGATTAACGAAATTATTGATGGTACAAACTTTACAGTTTCTAGTTCTGTAATTACAACAGAAGCAACAGCAACAGAAGCAACATCTAACCTTATTACAGTAACAAGTACAGCTGGATTTATTACTGGGACTCCTATAATATTATCAGGAACAACATTTGGCGGAGTTACCAATGATAAGGTGTATTACATTCAGGTTGTAAACAATGCTACATCATTTACAATATCAGAAACACCGTCAGGATCAGCAGTTCCATTATTAAATGCTACAGGAAGTGTTATTGTTAGAACACTTGCTAATACAGTAACAGTTACAACTGATACTGGAACAATGGCAAGTGTGTCGCCAGGCGAAAAAGAAACAGTTACTTCAGGTGGTGGCGCTACAATGGGAGGTCAATTCTATACAGAAACTTATGGCGGAATTACTAATCAAACATATTATGTTTTAGATAAATTTGAAACTGTGCCTACTACAACATATCCAGATACTAGTAACTGGAATGTATCAACAACTTCTTGGAGTGTAAACACTATCACAATTGAACTTGATGCAAGTGTTACTAACGCATTTTTACAACACATTCAAAATGTAAAAGCTGGAACAATATTAACTCTTCAAGATGTAACAGAAGGAACTCTATATGCTACATTAGATAGCGATTGGGATCAAATTCCAAATGCTGGATTAACAATAACAGCTAATACCGTAGAAACAGCACCGGTTGCCGGAGCAATTAATATTACTTCAATAACATTAGATGTTGATGATTCAACAGTAGTTAAAGAATTCACAGTTGAATCTACTCAAGGAAGCGGACTTCCGGTTGCACTTGCTACTGATACTGGTTCAATGCAAATTGGTGCAGTAGGTTGGGATCATATTAATCCTGGAACACCGTTAGTTACTAATTTTGATGCAACATCAATATATAACGTTGAACCTAGAATTAAATATGATAGACCAGAGTTTACACAGGAATTATTTGCAAGCAGTCTTTCAGGTACATATAATTTAATTAGATCAAACGGATTTCATCCAATTGCATTTCCAGAATCTGGCTCCAATGCTGTAAGTACATCAGACTTTGAAAACTGGGATATTCCAATTACATTACCGGTTACGATCGCTGATGATCCAGCAACTGTTATTTGGGCAGATGCAGCTTACGGAAATAATACTTGGGTATTAATTTCAACATCTGGCAGAGTTTTATATTCAGCATCTGAAGGTGTAACTTGGTTAGAAACAAACTTGTTAGGACTACAGCCTGGCGAAGAATGGTCATCAATAGCATATGGTAATGGAGTATTTGTTGCTGTTGCAAGAGGATCAGAAACTATTGCTTGGTCAGCCAATAACGGCGCATCTTGGAGTTACAATAGTTTTACTTTTGGTGATGATGACTGGGTTGATTTAGCTTATGGTAACGGAGTTTTTGTTGCCATATCTGGGTCATCTCATACTATTAAGTATAGTACAGATAACGGCAATAGTTGGAGCGAAGGAACATTAGATAATTCACAAGACTCTACAGTTAATAACTGGACTCAAATACAGTATGGAAACGGAAGATTTGTTGCTATTTCATCAGATGAAAGATCAGCAGTATACAGTTTTGATGGCATAACATGGTATGCTTCAAATTTAACTGTAAGAGGAACATTACTTTCATATGGTAACGGAGTATTTGTAGTATTAAACGTAGAAGATGGTATATGTTGTCAAAGTGAAGACGGCGTTAACTGGAAAGTATTAAACGGACAGGTTAGAGATTATACTGCATTAGGATTTAGTTTTGATAACACAACTAAAAAGGGATATTTTATAACTGCTGACTCTTCTGGTGTTGTAACTAAAATATCTACAGGCTCAAGAGCACAATCAAGAGTAACAGTTGATAATACTACACTTACAAGTATTGGTATGCAACAATCAGGATCAGGTTATGCTACAGTGCCTACTATATCTATAATAGATCCAAATAACTCTAAAGAAGCTATTACGCAAGTTCGCATAGGTAATGGAGTTCTTGGCCCGCCAACCTTTGCAAATAAAGGTACTGGATATAATACTAATTCTACTGCTATTAGTATTAGAGGTGCAGGATTCTCAGATGCATATCAAACAGGGTTAAGAATAATTGTTAAAGATTTAACAAGATTACCACAACCTGGAGATAATATTCAGTTTGATTGGGACGATACTGTATATCGAGTTGCAAAAGCAACGGTATTAAGAGGTACAACTGTTCCAAACTTAGCATGTGATATACAAATATCTCCACAAATTACTGAACAAGACTCACCAGAACACGATACAGCATTTACAATGCGTTCAAGGTTTAGTCAAGTGCGTTTAACAAACCACGACTTCTTAAATATTGGTTTTGGTAACGAAATACAATCAAACTATCCTGGGTTACCAGAGAATACAAATTTAGAGCCGCAAGACGAAGTTCAAGAAACAAATAACGGGCGTGTGTTCTATAGTTCAACAGACCAAGACGGTAACTTTAGAGTTGGTGACTTGTTTGCTGTTGAACAGGCGACTGGTATTGTTACATTGAGTGCAGACGAGTTTGGACTAGATGGTTTGAGTGAATTGAGTATTGGTGGTGTTGCACTTGGTGGCTCGCCGGTTGTTATTACACAGTTTAGTACAGATGGCACATTTGTTGCTAACTCTAATAATTTAGTACCAACTCAAAAAGCAATTAGAACATACTTAACAAGTAGATTATCACAAGGTGGTTCAGATACATTTACAGGCTTATTACAAGCAGGTACTGTTAAAGTAGGTGGTCCAGATATAATTACTTCTTCAGTTGAAGAAGGTTCCGAAGGCTGGCAAATTAAAATAGGAACAAAGATGAACCAAAGTGGTGCATTTGGTAATAGCGGTTGGGCAGGTGACGGATTAGCAATGTCATATTTCTTTAAGACATTATTCGATCCAACACGCTCAGGACAGCAATAAGATAAATACATGAACACGGAGTTAATTAAATGGCAGAATTTAAACTAGGTAGAATACGCTTTGTATGGCAAGGCAGTTGGACCGCAAATACAGTATATGTAGCTGATGACGTTGTAAGTTTTGGGGGTAAATCTTACATATGTATTAAAAATCACACAGCATCAACAGAGTTCAATACAGACTTTACAGATGTTATTCCAAAATGGAATATTGTATCTGATGGTACTAGCTGGAAAGCAGATTGGGAACCAGAAGTTGAATATGCACCAGGTGATGTTGTTAAGTATGGTGCAAACGTTTATATTGCTGAAACTGGCCATACATCGGCAACATTTAGTGCTCCTAATTATTTAGGTCTAGAAGCTGACTTAGAAAAGTGGACAGAATTTGCTACTTCTTTTGATTGGAAAAGTGACTGGACAACTGCTACAAGATATAAACTTAATGACCTAGTACGCTATGGCGGTTATGTTTATGTATGTAACGAAGCACACGTTTCTGCTGCTACTTCTGCATTAGGATTAGAAGACGATCAGGCTAAATGGACTTTGTTTAGTGACGGATTAGTCTACACAGGCGAATGGGTTACTGCTACAAGATATCGTGTTAATGATTTAATTAAATACGGCGGCAATATTTGGATTGCCACTGCTCCTCATACATCAAATGATTTTGAATTAGATGAAGCTAATTGGGAAGTATTTATTGAAGGATTCCAATTTGAAGATTCATGGAATTCTATTTCAAATTACCAAGTTGGCGATACTGTAACTTACGGTGGCTATGTTTATGTTGCTAGAACAAATAATACAAATAGTCAACCAACAAATAATCCAGATGACTGGGACGTATTTACTACTGGTTTTAAATTCCAAGGTGATTGGTCAGCATTAACTAGTTACAAAGTTGGTGATGTTGTGCGTTTAGGAGGCAACACCTTTGTTGCATTAGCAGACAATCTTGGATCAGCAGACATAACAACAGACGCAGATTGGAGTCAATTAAATAGTGGTATTAATTGGACAGTTAGTACAGAAACTTTCCTACAAGTAAGTGGCACTAACGAAATTGGTTCAGGATCAGCAGCACGTTTTGACGTAGTTAAATCAAATACTGTTTATACAGTTAGCGTGTCAACTGGTTTTGCAGGTACAGGATACAACCAAAATGATGTTATTATTATTTCGGGAGCAAATGTTGGAGGTACATCTCCTGCTAACGATATTAGAGTAACTGTTACTGGAGCAACTGCAGGTGCAATTGATACAATTACATCAACTGGTAATTCGTCAACTTGGAAAGCAACAACTCTTTACGAAAAAGGCGATGTTGTATTTTTTGGTGCAAGTAGTTTTATTTGTGTAAGCAAGCATACTGCTTCAATAAGCAATCGCCCTGACAACGATGTAACTGCTACATATTGGAACTTATTAACTTTAGGTTCTGAAGCACTTTCGTTAACTACACAAGGTGATTTAGTTTATTACGGTGATAATGGACCTACAAGACTACCAATTGGTATCGACGGTCAGATTTTACGTGTTACAGACGGAGCACCGGCCTGGGCAAACTACGGCCTAATTGACAATGTTGTATATGTAGGCCCACTAGGTACAAATGAACCTGCTCCAGCATCAGGTTTAACAGTTGATAAGCCTTGGGCAAGTGTACGTTATGCAATGGAACAAGTGCGTGATGGATATTTAAATCCACAAGCAAAGCATATTCTAAAAAACAACAAAGAATTTTTAATGAAAGAAGTAACAGAATGGATTACTTATACATATAAAGTTATTGTTACTGCTTCAACAACAGGAACTCAAGTATTTACTTGTGCTGATACTTCTAACCTACGTCCTGGTATGCCAATTGTTTTTGATGGCACACTAGGTGGCGTAACTGCTGGAACTATTTACTATGTTGACACTGTACAATCAAGTACTACATTTAGAATTAGTACAATACAAAATAGTGGTATACCTTTAGTATTAACTACAACTTCAGGTAGTATGGAAGGTAATCTTGCATATGATACTGTTAAGTGTGAACGTGATACTGGATATCTTGTTGATGCTTTAATTTATGATATTTCAAGAGGCGGAACTCTAAAAACAGTTACCGCAGCTAAATCTTATTACACACCTGCAGGTAATGAATACATTAATGGAACATTTGGATCTCAAGGAGAGCAAACCGTTGCAGCATACAAACATTTAAAAAATATTGTTATTGATGTATTAAATAATCAACAACCTGTTAGTTATCAATCAATAAATGCAATACCATTTGAAGATAGAGCAACACAAATTATTGATCTATCACTAGAAGCAGAAGCTGTTGCAATTGAAAAAGCAGGCGATATGATAGATATTGTTACTCATGGTATTGAGGCAGGTTCTGCAACTGCTATTCCCACAGTAACAAACCCAAATACTACTGTATTCTTAAAAACAGGAACTTATAATGAAGTTCTTCCAATTATCATTCCAGAATACACTGCGGTAGTAGGTGACGAACTACGTACAAGCGTTGTACAGCCTGCACCTGCAATTAAATTGCTTGCAAATGATAAAAATAAAACAACAAGTGCGTTGAATAGAATTAAACATGTTATTCCTGAGTTAATGCAAAATATTGAAATTGCACCAACAGCTGGAAATATAACACCGCAGTCTTTTATAAATGGTTATGGCGGAACAACAGTTGCAACTGATAGAACAAACAACAGTACTAAATTACTTGCAGATATTTTAGTAGAAGGTTTAGATATAGTTCCAACATTGCCAGAAGTTGGTACAACACCTACAAGTGGTACAAACAATGCAAGCGATTCAGGATTTGCTAATGCTGTTGCACAACTTGAAGCAAATGTTGATTTTATTGTTGCAGAACAAACTGCTTGGATTCAATACCAAGTTGATAATGTAATTGCACCATTTGATGCATTGTTTACTTTTGATACTGCAAACTGTGAAAGAGACACACGTTATATTATTGATGCGTTACGATATGACTTAACCTACGGCGGAAACTTAGAAACAACAGTTGCAGCTAGAAGTTATTTTGTAGACGGTAGTCCAGTTTACGGTACTGGTAAAAAAGATGAAACACTTGCAACATATGCTCATCTTAAATCAATTATTGGCGATGTAATTACAGAAACTACAATTACGCCTACACCAGGCAATACAGAAACACAAAATACAGATGGTACAGCAGGTAGTGCAGGCGCAGAAACATTTGCAGAAGCACGTATTCAAGAAATTTATGATACTATTGATACAGACGGCACACTAGCAACACCAATACTTCCAGACACTACTTGGGTAGCTTCGTCATTAACTACTATCAATAACAGTATTATAACAGCTACACCAAGCATACAGGAATCAGTTATTGATTATGTTAATAGTAACTTTGGAACATTTAAATATGACAGTGCAAAATGTCGTAGAGATGCAGGCTTATTACAAACAGGCGCATCATATGATATTGCATTAGGAACTAACTATAATGCAGTTAGAGATGGTCTATCATACAGAAGAAGTTTAAGCAAAGAAGTTATTGAAAATCAGTTAACAGAAACAGTTGGCGCAATTACTGAAGAACGTGACTTAGTAGAAGCGTTACTAAATGATGCAACTGCTATTAGTAGAAATACTGCTTATTGGACTGAAGTAATTGATATTATTCAAAACGGCACTGCCGCAGCAGATGTAATTAACTGGACTGATCCAGGCGGTGTAACAAATAAAACAATAGCACGTACTGAACTACAAACAAATAGAGCTGACATTATTACAGATGTAACAAATTGGATTAATACAAACTATCCAAACTTTGCATATGATCAAGCAGTATGCGAAAGAGACACAGGTTACATTGTTGATGCACTTAGCTATGATATCCAGTACGGAGGTAATAGTGCAACTATCGAAGTAACTAAGGCATACTTTGACGGTTGGGCAAGTACTTTACCAGTAAGTCAGCGTCAAATTGAAGTTGCAGCAATGACAGAATTAAAAACTATTGTTACTGGCTATATGTCAGGAGTTACTGAAGAAGCTGAAGCTGCAACACTATTAGATATACTAATTAGTGCAATTGATGCAGGAAGTTTAAGTAGTATTCCAACTAAAACATATCCAGACTACAGTTGGGCAACAGCAGCTATTCAATCTGATGTTGATGATGTATTAGCAGATACTACTGTTGTTCCTGCTGTATTACAATTTATCACTGACAACTATAGCGAATTTGTATATGATCATGCTAAGTGTTCAAGAGACGTTGGATATATAATTGACGGATTACGTTATGACATAATGTTTGGTAGTAAATTTAGATCTCTTAAGTCAGGAATGTCCTATCGTAGAGCTATTAGTTCTGCAGAAGTTGTTATTGAAAATCAGTTAACTGCTACAATAGCTACTGTTAATCATATAAGAGAAGAAATTAAAGAAATTACTTCAGGGACAAATGCTGTAAAAGCAAGTACTGAACTTATTAGAGATATTATAATATCTGGTGTACATCCTACATCATTTACAATTACAGATCCAACAGGATACGATACAGGATTCTTTGATGCTCGTAGATTAGTTTTTGCTAACAAACAATTTATAATTGACGAAATTGAAGCATACCTAAATACTAACTACAATTCTGTTTGGACAGGACTTACTGCTGGAGAACAAGCAGCATGGCTTGCTGATGTTGGCTATAGCATTGATGCGTTACGTTACGATTTAACATATCGTGGAAACTTAGAAACTATAGTTGTAGCACGTTCTTATTACAGTAATGGAGTGTTCATAAGACCAAGTAGTACAAAAGTTGCTACGTTGGCAATACAAAGTCACCTTGCAACAATTATTGATGATATTGCTACAGGTAATGCAATTACTCCTAGTGCAGGAAACGTTACTAGTCAAGACACTAGCGGAACTGCTGGTAGTGCAGGCGCAGCAGCGTTTTCAGTAGATCGTATTAATGAAATTTATAACACTATCGATACTGGTGATGATCCAGCAATAATTAGTCCAAGTACTGCATGGGTAGATAGTGCATATCAAGATCTAAAATCAGTAATTGATGGCAGAAAGTCTATTATACAAGACAGTGTAATTGATTATATCAATAATCAGTATCCAGATCTAGTATATGACCAAGATATTTGCTCAAGAGATGTAGGCTATATGATCGATGCTATTGCATACGATGTTATCTTTGGCAGTGACTTCCGCAGCGCAAAAGCAGGCATGTCATATTTAAGAGGTATAACTTCAACAGAAGTAGTGCTGGCTGATCAACTAGAACCTACTATTGCTACAATTAATTTTATTGAAGAAGCACTAACAAGAATTACAATTGGTGTAATTAGTGATCTTGGTACAACTGAAGTTGCAATGATTGCAGCAAAACGTGCAGATGATATTAGAAATATTATTGAAAACGGTCTTGCAGCATTACCAGGTATAGAACTTCCTGTTCCAAATAATTTAACAGAAGACATTGCCTTTGCAACAGCATCTAACACAACAGGTGCTAATGCTACATATAGCGATGCAGCAAATCAACTTGCAGCAAACCATGCGTTTATTCAACAAGAAGTGCGTAAATGGTTAGAAGATCCAGCAAATGGTTACGATACTTTCTGGGGCACATTATCAAGTGGTGCACAAGATCGTTGTATACGTGATGTTGGTTATATCTTAGACGCTATACGTTATGATTTGATTTATGGCGGTAATACACAATCACTAATTGCAGGTAGCGCATATTATTCAAACTTTGTTTTAACGATTGGTATTGATGAGTTGCCCTCAACACTAGCAGCATATGCTAGAATGCGTACAGTAATTGGCGAAGTTATTGCAGAAACTACAGTAACAACTAGCCCAGGAGTTACAGAAGTACAAGATACTACTGGTACACCAGGTAATGCAGCATCAATTGAATTTGCCGAAGATCGTGTAGACGATATTTTAGACTGGATTAACAACGGTAACCCAAATGCAACAATTGAAATTGCAACTGAATGGGCAGAAGAAGATTATGAAACAGCGTTTAATACAATCGCAGCAACTAGATACGAGATTGTTGAAGACGTTGTATATTGGGTAGAAAAATTTAACCAAGATCTTGCATATAATCAAACAACGTGTCGTAGAGATGCAGGTTTAATGACCGATGCTATTGCACGTGACATATTAACAGGATCAAACTTTGCTTCAATTAAAGCAGGAATGAGCTATCATAGAGCATTAACTTCAACCAATGAAGTAATTAATAATGAACTAAAAGCAACTATTGGTGCAGTAAACTTCTTAAAACATAAATTAAAGCATGTTGTTACTGATTCAGCATCAGGACATGCAGAATTAATTATTGACGACATTACTGCTACAATTAATGGAGGTGCTAGACCGTCAACTAAATGGAGAATAAATGCTTCTTCAGATACAGCTGATGTAGCTGGTGCTACTATTATTTGGGAAAACAAAGAATTTATTCAAACTGAAGTACTTGAATGGATTGCAATAGAATATCCTGGAATTGAATTTGATTCTGAAAAATGTAAGCGTGATATTGGCATGCTAGTTGACGCAGTTCGTTATGATATGACATACGGCGGCGATACAGCAACTCAGCAGTTTGCAGATGCATACTTCTTAGCAGCAGCATTACAAATAGATGGCGCAGATCAAGAAGCTACGCTTAATGCTTATGAATATATGATTTTCTTATGTGGAGATTTAGCACAAAACACAATAGGAAGTCCAGGTGTATTACAAACTGAAATAGAACCAAAATTTAGAGATACTGATATTCAAGAAATTGGCGATGCAAATTCTGCTTCAAGAGTAGATGCATTAATAAGAAATGTAATAACTATTATTGAATCAGGTGGTGTTGAATCAACACTAACAGAATTAACAGTTGTTGATATTACTAGCAATGTTATAACTGTATCTGCAAACCATAATCTTAAAGTAGGTGACGAAGTAAGAACTAACGGCACATTTAATGATTTTGGTGATGGAAACTACTATGTAAAATCTGTTCCTAGTTCAACAACATTTACTGTTGCATCGTTCTTTAATGGTTCAGAATTTCCGCTAACAGATGATGCATCACCATTTGGATCACTAATTGTTGCTAAAACTAATCCAGATATTTCTTCGATTAATGCAACACTAAAACAGCAAGCTTCTAACTTGTCAGGTTCTGTAGCATCAATTAAATCTAGTGTTTCAGAATATATTGAAACAAATTATCCAACTTTAGATTATGATACTGTTAAGTGTGAAAGAGATGTTGGATATATTGTTGATGCAATTATTTGGGACTTACTACTTGATAGTAACTATCGTACTATTATAGCAGCACTAGCATACTTTAGAGGTGCACAAGCTGATTTAGTATTAGGAGAACAAAAAACTGCTACAGTACAATCGTACAGAGAGCTTAAAAATGTTATTGCTTCTTTCCTAACAAACACATCAATTGGTACTGGAAATAACGTTGTTGTTCCTAAGAAACGTGCAAATGCATTAATGGACATTATTATTAATATTCTTGATAAAGGTGAAAACGATAGCCCAGAAATTACAGGAACAGTTTCATATAGAAATAACATTCAAATAATTAACGGTGTTGATATTCTTAAAGCAAATAGAAACTTCCTTGCTAACGAAGCAACAGCTTGGGTTACTAGTGAATTTGGTAGAACTGTAGATATTATTAATAATGGAGATACAGTGCAAGTTACATCTCCGCATAAGTTTATAGTTAATGATCCTGTTGTATTTGAAACAGGCGTTGCTGACTTAACTGCTGGAACTACTTACTATATTGTAGAAGTTGTTGATAACCTTTCATTTAAAGTAGCACTAACAGTTGGAGGCGAAGTTGTAGCAATTGGCGGAGTAGTAACAGGTACTCCTAGTGTAACTTATAACTTTGACGAAGCAGCATGTCGTAGAGATATGGAAAGATACATTGATTCTATTGTTTACGATTTACAATATCCAGGAAACTTTAAATCATTAAGAGCAGCAGAACTATACTTAAATGCTGTAAATGGTTCAGAGCGTTCAGATATGTATCGTGTACGTAACTCAACTGGTGTTCGTAACCAAACACTTAATGGCTTACGTGGTAACTTAACCGAGGAAAACGATTTTGGTACTAGACGACCAACAGCAGGTGCTTATGTTGCACTTGACCCAGGTTTTGGACCAAATGATACTGAAGCATGGATCACTAACAAATCGCCATATATACAAAACGTAACTACATTTGGCGTTGGATGTGTTGGTAATAAGATTGATGGCGGACTACACTCAGGTGGTAACCGTTCAATGGTATCCAACGACTTTACACAAGTACTATCGGATGGTATTGGTGTATGGTGTAGCGGTAACAACTCACTAACAGAACTTGTTTCTGTGTTTGCATACTACAACTATGCAGGTTATATTGCAGATTACGGTGCAAGAATACGTGCTACAAACGGTAACAGTTCATATGGTACATATGGTGTTATTGCAGAAGGTACCGATGTTGGAGAAGTTCCACTATACTGTAATGTAGATAACCTTTCAAACGATGCATTTGCAGGTGATGTTTTAACAACCGGTGAACAAGTACTTAACATCGAATTTGATAATGCAGGTGTTAATTATACTAATGCACAGTATGCAATAAGCGGCGACGGGTTTAATGCAACAGTAGTTGCAGATGAATTTAGAGATGCTGGTATATTTGAAACTCGTTTAATTGACTTGGACGACGGTAACGGTGTAGGCGGCGAAGAATACGTGACTGCTAAAAACGTTGCACAGGGTGGTGATTTAATTACAGCTCAACTTGCTGCAACTGATACTGCATTGGCAAATGCTTATAATGGAATGCATATTCAAATAACAGCAGGTACTGGTGTAGGTCAATATGCAAAGATACTATCGTTTAGTAACGGTACTAAAATTGCAAAAGTTTATAAAGATAGTTTTGAAAACTTAACTGTTACTGCAACTAGTGCAACAGGTAATGTATTAACTGTTGCAGATACATATCCATTATATGTTAATATGCCAATATATTTAAGCGATGATATTGGCGGATTATCAGGCACAACAGTTTACTACGTAACTGCTATACCTAGTACAACAACATTTACTGTAAGTACATCAGAAGGCGGCGCAGACGAAACACTAACAAACGAAACTAAAGATGTAATCCTTTATGCAGCTGGATGGGATCATGTTATTGCAGGAACACCAATTGAACCTGCACTTGATTTAACAACAGGATATACCGTTGAACCTAGTATTACATATAGTGCTCCAGGTACAACAACTGATGTTGACGCAACTGGAAGTCCGGCAACAGCATTCCGAGCAGCACAGTTTGCAGACGGTAAATTTGTTGCATTACAGAATGGCGGAACTGATTCAATTTACTCAAGAGACGGTGTAACTTGGTCACAAGGCGGCGCATTACCAGCAAGTGCTAATTGGTCAGAAGCTACATTTGGTGGCGGCAGTGGAGCAACTGCAAGAGCTATTGTTGGGGGCTTAGGAGGCCGTGATGCAGTTCTTGAAGCAGAACTAGGTGAACTAAACAGTATTGGTTTACCAGGTCCTACGCAGATTGCACGTATTAATGTTATTAATGGTGGTCAAGGTTACACTAGCCCTCCAACTATTTCAATTAGCGGCGGCGGCGGAAATGGAGCAACTGCAATATGTACAGTACTAAATGGTTCAATACAAGAGGTTATTGTAACAACTACAGGTGCTGGATATGCAAGTGCACCTACTGTAACAGTTGAAACTGATAAAGTAACACAACTAATTGTAGATTCATACGGTAATGGTTACTTAACAACACCAACAGTTACACTTAGCGGTGGCGGTGCAAGTACACAAGCAACAGTTCTTGCAACAACAGATAATAACGGTGTAGTTTCACTTGCGTTTGATCTTGATGGAGACGATAATCCATTAGTTGGTGCAGGTTACACTAGTGATCCAGTAGTAACTATTACAGATCCAAATGCTAAATTTGTTGCAGTTGCTAATGGTTCTACTGATAATGCTTCACTATTGTTAAGTGATGGTGATCAAGATAACTGGACAGCAGGCACTGCTCTTCCAAATTCTAACTTTACATCAGTTATATACGGTAACGGTACTTATGTAGCAGTTGGCGGATCAGGAGGCGCAGGTAGCGCAGCTACATCTACTGATGGCTCATCTTGGGTATCAAGAACAACTCCGGGACTTGGTGCAGGAACACTCACTGGTGTTGCATACGGTGCAGGTTATTATGTTGCAATCAATGGCGGCGGCAACGAAACACTTGTAAGTTCAAATGGTATTCTTTGGACAGCAGGAGGTAACCTACCAGCTACAGCAGTTTGGACAAGTATTGCTTATGGTAATGGACGATTTGTTGCAGTTGCATCAAGCGGCCGTGATGTAGCAATTAGTTATGATAAAGGTGTTACCTGGATTGAATCTGTAAGCGGATTACCAAGTGTTGAAACTTGGTCTACAGTTAGATACGGACAAGGATTGTTTGTAGCAGTAGCAGAAGATTCAGATGTTTATGCAACATCACAGGATGGATTAACATGGACTAAACATGCTATTACACTAGGCGACTGGCATGCACTAGCATTTGGTAGTGTTAATAAAAAGCCATATTGGATCGCATTAACAGATGATGTAGCAACAGACTCTGCTTCAATTAATACTGGTGCTAAAGCAAGAAGTAGATTGACCGAAGCAGACGGCGCAATTAATCAAATAAGAATAATTGAGCCAGGATCAAACTATCCAAAAGGAACTGTAGCAAGTACAACTGCTTCAAATACAATTACTGTTAATACAACAGATAATATGATTGTTGGACAACAAATTAAATTTACTGGTGTTACAGAATCAGGACTAACAGATGAATCATTGTACTACATTAATACAATTCCATCAGGCACTGAAATTACAGTTAGTTTAATTGCTAATAGTGGTACTCCAGTAGTTGTTGAAACAGCAACATTTACAGGTGCAGAATTTAGAACAGGTCCAATAGTAACTATTACAGATCCTAATTCAACACAAGCTGCTCCAATAGATGCAAGACAAGGCGACGGTGTATTAGCTAACCCAACATTTACTAATAGAGGTACAGGCTATCAAACAGCTACTACTGAACTTAGTGGTGATGGTTCAGCAGACTTATTCCAAGCAAGTACATTTATTGCTGTTAAGAACTTGTTTGATTTACCAGAACCAGGTTCAAACGTTGAATTTGCAGATCGTGTTGGAACATTCTATAAGTTAGTTGCTATTAGTAACGTACTAGGCGACAGCGGTGATTACAGTGCAACATTCCAGTTAAGTCCGGGACTAACAACACTAGTTGCACCACTAGACGGTACAAGAATTACTACAACTAACAAATACTCACAAGTACGTCTAACAGGACATGACTTCTTGTACATTGGTACTGGTAACCAAGCAGACACTAATTATCCATATGTAGATATTACTACTGCACTACAAGAAAGACAACAGTTAGCAAGCAACGGTGGACGAGTATTCTTTACAAGTACAGACCAAGACGGTAACTTTAACGTCGGCGGCTTGTTTGGTGTACAACAGTCCACAGGTACTGCGACATTGGATGCTGATGCATTTAACTTAGCAGGACTACAATCATTGCAGCTTAATGGTATTGGACTTGGCATTGGCTCAGCAATTATTACACAATTTAGTACAGACCCGTTCTTTACTGCAAACAGTGATAGTGTTGTTCCAACGCAACGTGCAATTAAGAGCTATATCACAGCACAGATTGGTGGTGGTCAGAGTAGCTTGAACGTTAACACATTGACAGCTGGTACAGTATTCATTGCAAACGATGAAATTACTACAACTAGCGGAGGTCAACTAAATATAACAGCAAAGATGAACTTTACAGGCGGAATTGACGGTGCACCAGTTGCATTAGGATTCTTCTTAGCGAGATAAATGGAGATAAAACAAAATGGCAACAGGAAGACTAGGTAACGTAGATATACCTGCAACAACAAATACTACTGCGTATACAGTTCCAGTAGGAACCTACGCTGTGGCAAACATATCATTAACAAATAGAAATCCAACTTCTATTAATTTACGTGTAGCGATGGCAACAACTGCTACTCCTGCAGACTCTGAATGGATAGAATATGATACAGTTCTTATTCCTAATGGTGTTTTTGAACGTACTGGATTAGTGATGCAAGGCGGGCTAAATATAGTAGTATACACAAGCGCAGCTAACGTTGGTTGTACTGTTTACGGTATTGAAACATCAACTACATAAGAATTAAGGGAAAGAAGAGATATGGCACGTTATAATACAGCACCGCAAACGTTAGAAGTTACAGGTGAACAGACATTTACTTACGCATTTACCGGAGGAATTATTTCTCTAACTGGTACAACTGGGTATACTGTTACGATGGTAAGTCCAGTCTTTTTCCCAGGAAGCAAACAAACATTTTACAATGCAACAGACGGACACTGTACACTTGCAACAGCAGCAGGATTAATACTTGGTAACGGTGTTCCAGTACCAAACGGAACAAGTATTGATATTCCAAAAAATTCAACATTTACTATGACTTCGGATGGTACTAACTACGTTCTAACAAGTGCGTTATCAGGTCCGGCAGTGTTTGAAGATCCAGTTGAATTTAGAGATTTGCTCGATGCAAATGGCAAAGTAGAATTAAATCCACTAGATGAAAATGTAGAAATTAAACCAACAGGTACTGGTTTAGTTGACATTAGCCCACAAAGTTCAGTATCAATTCAGCCTGGGGCAACTGCAACTATCCGTCCAACTGGTAACTTAATCTTAGCATCAGCATCAGGATCAATATCATTAGGTGAAGCTGGAAAACCAACTGAATTTCCAGGTAACTTAGACTTTACAGCAAATAATCAAACTATTAATATGTCACCAACAGGTGCTGCATCAGCAGTTACTATTGACCCAGGTGGCGATACAATAATTGGCGCAGGCGGAACACTAACAATTAGTTCAGATGTTTTAGGTAATTTAGACAATGTTGCAATTGGTCAAACAACACCAGCAACTGCTAGAGTTACTTCATTAACTGGTACAGGTACTGCTCAGTTTACAGCAAACGCTGCTTCTACAAGCACTACTTCAGGTAGCGTTATTGTTACAGGAGGAGTAGGTGTAAGCGGAGATATATGGGCAGGCGGATTAGAAGGAACGCCAATTGGCGGAGATAGTAGAAGTTCAGCAGCGTTCACTACTCTTACAGCAAACGGTGTTACTACTATAACAAATACTACAGCAGCTACTGGTGTAAACAGTGGTGCATTACAAGTTGACGGCGGTGTTGGTATCAACGGCGCATTATATGCAGGAAGTTTGCAAAATACTCCAGTTGGATCTACAACTAGATCTTCAGGAGCATTTACTACACTTTATGCTAACTCAACTGTAGATTTTACAGCTACAACTGAAGCAACTGATAACTCAGGCGACACTGGAGTACTACGCTGCGAAGGTGGTGCAAGTATTGCTAAACGAGTTTACTCAGGAGGCGGTTTCCAAGGTGCAATTGGTAACGTTTCACGTAGTTCAGGTCAGTTTACAACACTAGATGCTAACTCAACAGTTACACTAAGCCCAGGGGCTAACGTAACACTTTCACCAACAGGATCAGGTACAGTTACATTATCACCAGCAGGCGGTGGATCTATTAACAACATGACAATTGGTGCTACAACTGCTTCAACAGGTAAATTTACAAACCTTGAAGCAACTGGCAACTTAGATGTTGCACGTTATATTAGACACGCAGGCGATACTGACACATATCTTGACTTTGAAGGCAATGAAATATCTATTATTGTGGGAGGCGTACAAGAAGTAACAATTAACGGAACAGGCACTAGATTAGGTGATACAGGTAACGGATACTTCCAACCAGTAAGTGGTAACTACGGTTCAATTCAAATTGACGGTGGCGCACACGGTGGTTGGGAAGGTTATAACATTGGCGGCCGCGCTGTGTTTATGCATGATAATGCAAACTCAATGGGCTTGTATGATGATGCAAACAACGAATGGGCGTTACAATACATCTTTAACAGTGAATGTAGACTATATTATAACGGCGCTGAGAAATTTAATACATTTTCTAGTGGTGCTGAAGTAACTGGACAATTAAGAGCAACTAACCAAGTTATTGCATATTACTCAGATGAACGTTTAAAGAATTTTGAAGGTAATATTGATAATGCATTAGATAAAGTAACAGCACTAAATGGTTACTATTACACAGGTAATGATAGAGCTAAAGAGCTAGGATTTGAAGGTGATCATAGACAAGTAGGTGTTAGCGCACAAGAAGTTATGGCTGTTATGCCTGAAGTAGTACAAGATGCTCCAATAAATAATAAGTCAGACGAAGAAGGTTTAGATTATAAAACAGTACAATACGAAAGACTTGTACCGTTGCTAATTGAAGCAATTAAAGAGTTAAAACAAGAAATAAATAGTCTTAAAGGAGATAATTAAAAATGGCAACTGAAATTAATAACGTCGGCATTAAGTTTCCTGACAATACTGTACAAGAAACATTAACTGATTACCATGAATTTTACGTATATAACGGAAGTCATTGGAATGTTACAAACGGCGGACGCTGTTGTTATTGGACGGTGCCAGCAGGGGTAACTTCAATTAAATTTGAAATTTTGTCAGGAGGTGGCCCAGGCGGAGCGTCAGGAGGCGACTACGATTTTGGAGTTGGCGGAAACGGCGGAAACTATACTTCAAAACATTTAAGAAAAGCAGCAGGAAACTTTGCTGCTGGCTGCGGTTACAGAATGTGTGCAGGCGGAACGTCAAGTTGTAGTTGTTGTTGCCGTTGCGGTGTTAACTGTAGACATGGCTGTAAGTCCTTTGTTCAGGGTTCAGGATTAAGTAACTTCTGTGCTCAAGGCGGCATGGGAGGTTCAACAAACTTTGACACAGTGAGTGGTTGTTATAACTGTTATTTAGGTAATACACAATGTAACAAAGGTCAATACAACGCAGGCTGGATTAACTGTTATTGTAACAGTGCAACATTTGGCGGCGACATTGAATTTAGAGGAACTTCTGGGTCAATGTATAAAGGTGTTAGTTGCTGTTCACACATGTTTAGTGTTGCTGGTACGCCAACTGGACCATTTTCGTCAGTACACGGTGTAAGCGGTAAAGATGCATGTACAGGCAACTTAGCTTGCTGTTCAGCACACTCGGTATTTCCAGGAGGCGGTGGCCCAGGACATGTTACTGCATCAAGAAATGCTTGTTGGGGTAGCTGGGGCGCTGGCGGCTTAGTCAAGGTATCATATAGTTAAGGAGTAAATTATTATGCCAAAAATATTAACATATCCCATTCCTGATACATTATATGGTACGTCATCAGAATTAAATAAAACTAGTACCCAAGAATATATTGGACCTGAAAAGTTAATTTTATATCTTGATGATGAAACAGGAAGGATTATGGAGACATGGGCTCCAGAAGATGAACCACCAATTGAAGCACTTGCTGTTAACATTGAAAGAGTAGAATTTATTCCTGAAACAGACGAAGACTATATTAAAATTATGATTCTTCATTCTCATTGGGTTCCAAAAGAATACGAAGTAGCAATTGGACCTGAAGAAGATCCAAACACTATTGTTAGTGATCCAACTGACATTATAATGGTGTTTGACGAAATATCAATTGTAGAGGATTATACTGCACCACTTAAATTTTTAGAGTATGTTAAGGAACAATCAGACGATTTTATAAGAGAGAGAAGAAACGAGCTATTAGCAGAAAGTGACGGAAGAATTTCAGAAGATATGCCAGCTGAACTGAAACAGAAGTGGCTTGATTACAGACAAAAATTACGTGACATTCCGGTAAACTATGCAATAGTTCCTAATCACCTAATTAGATTCCCCCATCCACCTGATCAAGTAGGAGATCCAGACTTTGATGATCCTGATGTTCATATTATTAGGATTGAAGATAGAACAGCAGAAGATCAAGCAGCACTTGATCAACTACCAGACGGTTGTAGCTAAACTTAATAGTTTAAAAAGGCTTGGCAACAAGCCTTTTTTTACGACTACAGTATCAGGCCATAATAAATATTGTAAACTTAGTATAAAAGGATACAATATTAATGAAAAAAGCCTTCTTTATTAACGGTGGCGCCGGTAGAGTATTATGCGCTATTCCAGCTCTAGAACATTACATAAAAAATGTTGACCCAACAGCAATGATTATTGTTGAAGGATGGCTTGAATTATGTTTGTTAAACAAAACAATTATGCATAATGTATATCCTCATGATCATCCAAATCTTTTTGAAAAATTACAAGACAGAGAAGTAATATCACCGGAGCCGTATAGACTTAATGCATACTTTACTCAAAGAGCAAATCTTGTGCAAGCATTTGACATGTTAATTAACTATGATACGCCGCCAGAAGAAGTTCCTCCTGTGAAAGAATACAATCTTTTTATCAGCAAGATAGATCACCTAGCAGGACATAATCTCATTACAGAAGCAAAAGCACATACAAAGAAAGATAAAACAATAGTTATACAGCCATTTGGATCGGCTGCTAAACTTGAAGGTCAATATATTATTGATGAAAGTGGAAGGTCATTTGAAGTAGAAGACTTATTAAAAATAATAGAGATGTTAAGCAAAGATTTTGCTGTTATTATGATGGGAGATATTAAAATTCCATTACAGAATTCTATAGGGATTATTGTTCCAGAACAAATTAGTTTGTTGCAATGGGCATCTATTATTAACTCATCAGACTATTTTTTAGGTTGTGATTCAGTAGGACAACATCTTGCATATGCACTAGGAAAACCTAGTACAGTTGTTATTGGAAGTACATATCCAGAAAATACTTCATATCCTAATAATAAACATATGAAAATTATTGATAACGGAAAAGGCAAAAAAATGTACTCGCCTATTAGAATGTCTTATGATATTAGAATTGAAAAAAATAATGAATACTTAATGAAACTTGACGATAAAACTATTAATCAGATTGTTAAAGATATTAAAAGTTCAGTTGGAGTTAAATCTGTATGAATAAAACAGGATACATAGCAGGAATTGCTAGAGGACACAATGCAGGTGTTTGTTTATTAAAAGATGGTGAGATTGTATTTTCAATTGAAGAAGAAAGATTAACAAGACAAAAATATGACGGTACTCCGTTTGCTAGTATTATTAAAATATTAGAGTATACTGACAAAATTGATTATCTAGTTATTTCACATACACACGCTGACGAAAATCTTACAGATTATACTGCTGAAGATCCGTATACTTCTTTAGCACGTAAACTTAAATTAATTGATCCAAATCAAGGTAGGAACCATCCTCAAGTTGTTGAGTACTGGGATCAACATCACAGAAATCATGCTGCTTGTTCCTTTTATAGATCAGGATTTGATGAAGCAAACGTTGTTATTGTTGACGGCGCTGGTACTTTTGCTAAACGACACGATCAACAAACAATGTGGGAAGTAGAAAGTATATACTATGCATCTTATCCTGATAACTTTGCTGAGTTATATAAACACTTTGGAGGCAATGGTCCTTGGGCAACTGAATATTTAAATGACGGAAATATGGAAATAATAGTTGACGACAAAGCAGGTATTGTCAAAGCATATGAAGCAGTAACTCAATATTGCGGTTGGCATAGTATTGAAGCTGGAAAGACTATGGGATTGTTTCCATACGGGCAACCTAATAAAGCACCAAAAATATTTGATAATGTTAGTGCTAATAGAGATATTATACTACCAACATATCCAAACGGTGCTATAGTAAATGAAGCATTGTATCCAGAGTTACACGATAGAAAATATAATCCTCACGAATTATGGATGGGAGTATCTGAAGAAGATAAAGATGAAATAGCACGAATTGAAGAATTACTAGCAAGCGAAGATTTAACATTGTTAGAGTCTCGCAGAAATATGGCATATAATGTACAAACTGAAACTCAACAAAAAGTACTTGATTTAATATTAAAAGCAATTGAAAAAACTGGAAATAAAAATGTAGTTGTAAGTGGAGGTTACGGATTAAACTGTGTTGCTAACTATTTCTATTTAAAACATTTACCAGAAGGTACAAATTTATATGTTGAACCTGTTTCTACAGATGCAGGTACAGCAATAGGTGCAGCATTTTATCATTACTATAAAACTACTAAAGATAATAGAGTTAGAGAAAAAAATGAAAACTTATTTTTAGGCCCTATTCAAAATATTACTGAGGAAGAAATTACAAACTGTGCTAATAAGTACGGCGGTGTTGTTGAAAATAACATTAGCTATAAAGATGTTATTAACATTATTAGAGAAAAAAATATTGTAGCATTATTTCAAGAAAGATGCGAAAACGGTCCTAGAGCATTAGGTAACAGAAGTTTAATGTTTGACCCAACATTCCCAGACGGAAAAGATTTTGTTAATTTAATTAAGAAAAGAGAATATTTTAGACCATTTGCAGCATCAGTATTACAAGATGATGTTCATGAATGGTTTGATTTGCGCGGTATGAAAGAATCACCTAGTATGATGTATGCAGTAAATTGTCAGCCAGGTGTTGAAGAAAAGATACCTGCTGTAATACACGTTGACGGAACTTGCAGAATACAAACTGTTACTAAAGAACAAAACGAACATTGGTATAATTTAATTAATGAGTTTAAATCACAAACAGGAATACCTGCATTATTTAATACTAGTTTTAACTTAGGTGGAGAGCCGTTAGTTGAAACTATTGATGATGCTATGCGTACATTATATAATTCAGGAATTAACTATTTGTATTTCCCTAAAACTCAAATGATAGTAAGGATAGACCACAATGATAGAGCCTAATCTTGAAGTTCCAGTAGAAGGTCAAATAATAAGTTTATTTCCTACTCCGTTGTATACACATCAAATAGAAGGCGGTGAATACGAAGGTATGCAACAAGATCTTCAAACGGTAGTTGATAAACTATACGAAGAAAATAAATGGGGACAAAATACTGATTGGAATTCAAATACGCATCAATTATCAAATAGAGGTAATTTTAGAGAATGTATAATAACATCAGAAAAATTAAAAAATGTTAAACAATCTATTCTTCATCATTGTGGAAACTATATGGTACACATGAATGTTAAAGAAAACTATCGAGCAGCAATTAGTACATCTTGGTTAACCTTAACTAATCCGGGGCAACATGCCCATTTACATGATCACGGAACTAATCATATAAGCGGAGTATATTGGTTTAAAACAAATGGTCAAGATGGTAATATAGTTTTTAGAAATGCTCTTAAAGCATTAAAATGTAACCCTATTGGATCTACATATGCACACGAAAATGAGTTTTTTCCTGAACAAGGAAGAATAGTTATGTGGCCTAGCTATCTAGATCACAGTGTTAAAGAAAATAGAACTAAGTTTGATCGTATTAGTTTGTCGTTTAATATAGTTTTAGAAACTGGTGCTACGATTTAGATTCTATCCAATTTGCAAAAGATAGTAAATCATCAAAAATAATAGTCTTTTTCTTTATCTTTTGATTTGCAAATTTGTTTAGTTCTTTTATTGTTTCTTCACCGTGTCCTGTGCGTACTAATACCGGTTTAGCACCAATTTTAAATGCTGCTTTAAGATCAGAAATTTTATCACCTACGAAATATCCGTTTTTAAATTTGATATATTTAACTTCATTTTCGCATCGTTTAAACATTCCAATATTAGGCTTTGCAAATATATCACTTCTTAAATTACTTTCGCTGTAGAATAGTGCATCTATACTTTTACAACCTGCTTCGCCTAATAGTTGAAACATATATTCGTGTACACGTTCTACATCGGCAGGAGTATATAGTCCTTTATTAATGCCTGCTTGATTTGTAATTATAACCATTTTGTGACCTAAATTTCGAAGTTTTGCCATTGCTTCTAAGCTACCAGCAATAGGAACAAAATCTTCAACCCTCCAAGTATATGTTCCTCGGTCAACGTTAATGACTCCGTCACGGTCTAACCCAATTACACATTTTGGTGCAATATTAGTTTCATTATAGAAGGTCTCAGTGTCTAATCTAGTATCTGTGTAACCTTCAGTCCATGCAATTCTAGTACTACTCATTTGGCGCTGACTGACTATCCCCTGGACCAATACGATAATTATCTTCAACACTATCTGGTGTACTTACTTCAGTAATGCTAGACTCGTCTCTTGTTGCTACTAATTGATGAGGTAGTAAAGGAGGATTATGCCAAACATCTCCTTCGTTTAATTCTTTTTCATATAGCATTGAATCCTTAGTATCAATATATCTAACTTTAAAACTTCCGCTGTTTACAAACCAACTTTCATCTTTTTCTTTATGAAAGTGCATACTTGTTTTATTACCTGCCTTATTAAAGAACATAATCTTTCCGCAGTATTGATCATTAGTTGCCCAAATTAATTCGTAACCCCAGCCTTTTTGTACTGCACCACTTAGACGTGTAGGTTCTGTTTTATTTTCCATTGATAAATTCCTCTAATTTTGTAAAATTAATATTTACTACATTACTTAATTTTTGTATGTCTGCACAAGTATATTCTTGATATTGACCTTTAAGTTCTTCTGGCATTGGTATAGTTTCAATTTTAGCGTTATATCTTTTAGCAACTAATTCTGCAACAGTTTGAAAACTTGTTGCAATACCTGTTCCAATATTAAAAATACCTGTTTCTTTAGTGCCTAATAGATAACGATGTATATTACAACAATCGCCAACATATATAAAATCACGTTTGTAATTATCACTATTTTCAAATAACTTGATAACTTTGTTTTCTTTAGCCTGTTTAAAAAACTTTGTCACAGGACTTGCTTGGTCGCCTTTGTGATCTTCATGAGGGCCATATACATTAAAATAACGAAATCCTTGTACAATTACTTTGTGTTGTTGTTGCATTACCCATCTGTCAAATAGATATTTGCTTGTAGCATAATAACTCTGTGGTTGTTTAGGAGCATCTTCTGTAAAGTCTGTATTACATCCATATACACTAGCACTTGATGCATATTGAAAATTTACACCCTTAGTATTGCATTCATTAAACAACCATTTGGAAAACTCATAGTTTTGAAGCATTACTTTATCTATATCACGTTCTGTAGTTGCACTAATTGCACCAAGATGAATTACCCAATCAAAACCTTCTACTTCAGGCAAAAACTCTGTATCCCATTCATATCCAAATAATTCGTGATCTTTATCTAAGAATGATTTTAAATTTTTACCAATAAACCCTTCAAACCCTGTAATTAAAATTTTCATTTTGTTAACTCTGTAAATTCTTTATTTTCTGGATGTGGTATAAAATTAATATTTGCTACAATCCTTGAAAGTGCATCAGTATGTGTACTACCTGAATGTTCTTGTTTAGCTGGAAACACTAAAAGTCTATTAAACTTACTTTCAATCTTAGTACCATCTTTAAATTCAGTCCATCCATTGTTATCGTTAAAATAATATACAGCAGTTAATGCACAATCATGAGGAGGATCTAAATCTATATGAAATCCGTGTGTGGTTAAAATATCTGCTCTTGGAGTTAAATTAACTTTTAATCTTAATAATGTATAAGTGTGACATCTATTAATTAAAGGAATAATTGCTTCACCTATTTCAGGGCTAGTAGTCCAATTTAAATTTTTATAAATTGTGTGAAAAAATTGTAATTGGTAAAGACTTGTGCCTTCTGTTTGAAATTTTTGAGGAACAGGTTGACCTGTCTTCCAAAATATCTCCTCAGATTCAAATAAGTTTTTTAAATTTATAGCATCGTTGTGTTCTAATGCATCGTCAATTACTAAGTACTTCATTTGCTTTTCTCTATAATATTAGTTGTGCTATAACCTTCTACTGTAGGTATAATATGCACAGGTGCTAAATCGTGTCCTACAATTTCTTCTACAGTATAGTCACCGCCTTTAACAATTAAGTCTGGCTTTATTTCTTTAATCAAATCATATGGAGTGTCTTCATGAAAAACAACAACTTCGTCTACATACGGAATAAGTTCTAGCTGTTCGCGTCTTGTTTCAAGATCGTTAAATGGCCTAGTTTCGCCTTTTAAACGTTTTACACTACCATCGCTATTAAGTCCTACAACAAGTTTATCGCCTAAACTACGTGCTTCTTTTAGCAGTGTAAGATGCCCTTTGTGTAATATATCAAAACAGCCGTTAGTAAAAACTACACGCTTCTTTAGATCTTTTTCGTTAAGAATGTATGTGCCTACATGTTTAACACTTTCAGTTGATCCTTGTACAGCAAGTTTAATTGCACTTTCGTAATCGTATCCTTTTGTAAGCGCATAAACAAATGCTGCTAAAAAACAATCACCGGCTCCAGTAACATCGTTAACTTCAACTTGTTCTACATCAACGGTATAATATGTTTTATCTATTTCTGCAATAGTAGGTTGACTTGCAGCAGTAATAATTATGTTACCTGTCCAACTTGTAAATCCTAAATCTTCAAATTCTTTTTTGTTAGGTTTAACTAACCAAGCACCGTCATAATAACTAACATGACGTTTAGGATCTACAATAACTTTACAATCATATTGATTAATGTGTTCTATAATATTGTTTGAGTATTCTAATACACCTTTATTATAATCACTTAATATAACATAATCGTATGTACTAAAATCTTTTGCACAAATTATTTCAAGTACACCTTGGCCATTAGTAAAATGATCTTGGTCTATACGTGTAACATAATGTCCGTCACATAATACACGAGTCTTAATACATTTTGGATATGACAAATCTAATAATTCTACATCAACGCCTAAACTTAATAAATTTTGATATACTAGTGCAGCGCCGCCTAATTGTTCCCATACTTCTTGTTGATTAACAACAGGCACAGGTGCTTCAGGACTCAATCTAGTTGAAGTTCCTGTAATGTATTTGTCAATGATTATATCGCCAATAACTAAGACTTTCATACTACAATTATACATTAAAACAGAGTGTTAGTCAAGTAAATTTATTACTTCAAATACTGTTTCTAATTTTTTAAGATTAACTTTTTTGTTTAATGTATTTTGTAGTCCATAGTGTAAAGGTTTTGGCCACATGCCAAAGCTACACCAAGAATACCCATCATGTTCACTGTTTAGTGTAGGAAGAAATTCTGTGTTTACTAAACACAGGTATGTATGAAAATGAAATTTAGAGTCATTTGATACAAAGGTTTCGAGTGGAATAGTTTTTTTAATTTCTACTTCACCAATTTCCTCAGTAATTTCTCGTCTTAACCCTTCCCAAGGAGTTTCAGCGCCTTCATTTGTGCCGCCAACAAGACCCCATACGTTATTACTACGTTTTCCGTTAGATCTATGTAAAAATAAAAATCTTTGCGTATCTAGACTATAAAATAAAGCGCCGCTACAAACTATATCACTCATACTAATAATTATGTTAGTATGCAAGTCTCCAGGTGCCATCTGGATATTCTCCTTCAAACGAAAGAATCCATTCTGACCCAGTCCATTTATATTGTTTATTAGTGGTGAAATTTGTAACAAATGTTTCTGTAGAAGTATTGATAGCTTTAAATATAACATTCCATTTACTACCATCCCATTCAACAATATCATTTACACTAGCTGCAAAGTCTGTGCCATCTGCATTTTTCCAAGCATCAGGACCATCTACATCTAGATATAATTCATAATAGACTTTGTCACCTTCGTTTAAGAATTCACTAAATTTTATTTGATATGTTTCGTCCGATGAATCAACTGTAAAATGTGTAGCATTTACTTGAGTACCATTAACAAAAACTTTTGAATT